CTGCCATTTGTACTCACCACGTGCGTTATCTACAGAGATAACGTTCTTTCCTCCAAAGCTGGACATCTGGTACAAAGGCATTTCTACCTTTTGAGCCATAGCCCACAAGTCAACTGGTCCGAGATCAGTTGGCTCTGCACTCTTTAGGAGGTTTGAAAGGTGGTAAGAATCTACGTGTGAGCTAGTAGTATAGCTGGTATCCCGTAGAAATATACCATTGTTCAAAACAGGAGTTGCCATAGGGCATCGGATTTAGGGGGTTAATAAAATATTAGCGTTTAAAAATATTCTGGGGTCTAGCAATCTTTCTAGGTCTTTGTTCTTCTTCCTCCTGGTATGAAGAAAAGTTCTTACGACTTTGCTCTGTCTTCAGCTGGCGTACGGTTTGTTCCACCGCAGCATTCTTAGCTTGTTTAGCCAAACTTTGACGATATTCTTCAGGATTAGAAAGTAACCAGAGAGCTTCTGCAATCAGAGGGTAGTTAGGTTCTACGAACTGATATTTTTCCAGTAGGTGTCCCAGGAGGTTGGTTGGACGACCACTGATAGAAGGGTATTGAGGCTGTACAAGACCGCTATACAACATAGCCTGGGTCTTTTTGTCCAGCTTAAGTCCGTTAATTTCTGCAGGACGTAAAGCTTCAAACACGTTCTGGGTATAAGCTTCTGCAGCTTCTTGTTGCTGACGTTTACGGGCTTCCTGCTCAGCTAACTGAGACTGCACGTATTCTTCCTGCATCTGATCCAACTTAGGCTTGAACTGCTTGGCTTTCTTTTCCAGCACTCCAAGATCTTTCCATGTGGTAAGCTCTTCTTCTATCTCATCTTCAGTACCAAATCCGGTAGCCTGTAGATAAGATCTCACTATACCTTCCTGGTCATTTTCATCAGTAGGATCCAGAGAACGTACTTGCTCCACTTGAGCAAGAGCTTGGAAAAGACCTTTAAGATCTTGTCCACCGTCCATTACGTACTTAGCTGCATACTGCAACTCTTCTGGTAAAGACTCAAAGAACTCTTTTGGAGTTTTGGCAGCCACCTCGTTCTTGAGGTTATCCATATTAGCCTGCCAGAGCTCCTCTATATCTTTCTCTCCAAGCGTACTTAAGTACTCATCAAGAGATTGTTTACTTTCATCATAGTCATCAAAGGCAAACATCTCCTTTGACTCTATGCGTTTTTTTAGGAATTCCACCAGTCCAGACTTTTCTGTCCTAGGACGGCCTCCTTTTGTAGACTTTGTTTCTGTTAGATCTTCTTCATCTAATTCGTCAAACACATCTGTTCCACGAGAAACACCGCCTTCTGTGTCTTCTTTATCTAAAGAGGTGAGATCAGTTTTACCTTCATCACCCTTCTCCTCTTCTTCATCCTTGTCTATAAAGCTCAGATCTACAGCCTTTTGTGTAAAGATGTTAGGCTTAGCTTCAGTTTTCTTGGTATCTGTACTTGCTGGAGTTACGATGCTTTCCGCACCAGGGGCTCCTAACCAGCTATCAATATCAAGATCTACTTGTTGTACAGATGTCTGTACGTTAGATTGGTTTTCCATAGGATATATTTGGTTTTTTATAGAATGTAGTTCTACAATAAAAATATACAACTTTAAACTCTAAAAATTTATATTGTAGAGCTTAGAAGGACCTGAAGTATGGATAATAGAGCTATAATTTTTCTAACTCTCTATTATTTCTTCTTTCCAGTGTCGTACTTATTCTTATTCTCGCGGGCAATCTGTAGCTGCTTTTCCGCGATCTCACGCTGAGTCTGTAGCTTCTCGCGTTCTATATTCATCTTCTGAGCATTCTGGTTGTTCTTATTTACCTCCTGCTCACGTTTGAAGTTCATAGTGTCCTGATAGTTCTGCTGCTTTTCTATCTTCTCCATGGCATCCAGGTAATCTGACTGCTCATTCTTGTTGATATCTACAGCTGACCCATAGCCTGCAGCCCTGATCTGAGCCACAGTGATCTGGGCTTGTCTATCCAACTCTGCCTGTTCAGCTCTAAACTGAAGCTCCATTTGTTTCTGCTGTTCCTGAGACTGAAGCATCTGCTGCTGCATTTCCTGTTGCTGCTGCATTTCAGCCTGTCTTTGAGAGTTAGTCTTCTCTTCAGCAGCTTTAAGAACACCTGTAAGCTCAGCAATAGACTCAGACTTGATCACATTACCCAGGTCATAAATAGAAGCACCTGTAGTGTTGTTATTCAAAGCAAGCTGTTTAAGCTGCTCCATAATAGCACGAGAGTTTGTCTTTGTAGTGCAGAAGATATTCAGGTCTCTTAACAGAAGATCTGTACCGTTCATTTCAAAGTTTACCTTCTCATCCGTACCAGTGATGTACTGAAGACGTATAGACGGTTTCTTAGAATGGTAATACTGAGCCAGGTCTGTACGCATTTGATGTACACGCGGCATCAGGTTATCACTATGCTGAATAAAATACTGTTCTGTCTGGGCATAAGAAGCAGCCTGGGCCACTTCTATCTTTCTTGCAGAATCCTCTACAGAAAGCTGCTGACCCATACGCTGAGGGTTCAGTCCGATCACTTCAAACGCCTGGTTCTTGAAATATGTAGCCAGGTTGATACGGGAAAGCAGACGGTTGGTCTGTTCCAGGTTCAGCACCTGGTAGTGCTGGAAGTTCAGGGCATTCTCTGTATTGGTAATAGAAGTATCCAGTGGTAACATCTGGAAGTTCTTCATAGCCACATAGGCTTTGGCCAGGTTATTTTTACCCCAGTCTTCTCCGAGAGAGTGACGAGGTAAAGCATTCTGGTCCAGCATGATCACCGTACCAAGTTCATCCACCAGGATGTCCGCGATCTGGTTGTTCACGATATTATAACCTATCTGGTAAGGCTTCATTAGATCCACCAAAGAGATGCTGCGGGTATTTCTATCCCCGAACACGGCACCCTCTACAGGAAGTTTACATCCATAAAGGCTGCTGTCCCCTTTAAACTGGAAAGGAACACGTCCGGGCTTACCCCCATTAAGACCAAGATAGATTGGGTTAATGCCACCAGGGTTGTTCATACCCCAGAAAGCAGGTCTGTTAGGACCTATCTTAACACCACCCCATACTTCGTTAATCCATATCCAGTCAATATGCTCACCAAATACAAGGTTATCTTTAGTCTTCTGTTTGTATAATGCAGTGTTGTATAAAGGTTTTTCAGTGATCTTGTAGTCTTCAGAGACAATTTCCTGGATCACTTCTCCCTCTTCTGTAATCTTAGTAAGATGACCCACCTTACGCTGGGATTTCCAGTAGATGGTAGATACGCGTAACATATGGGTTTTACCAAAGTCAATCGTGTCTTCTGAATCAGAAAGTATCCACTCCACGATATCCCCGGTTCCAAACCTGGTATCGTATAATGAAGTGAACTGTCTGTAAGCCAGGGAAGGCATCTGGGTATTCCACTCGTGTGAACGGGTAGGATCATAGTATGTTCCGTCATTCTGGTACCCCTGGATAGCATAGCCGGCAGAGCGTACAGGATAAATAGCTTCCAGGGCTTCTAGTTGCTCCTGGTTCATCATCCATCCATACTTGTCAATGACATCCGATACGGTCATCATATCCATTTTACCCACCCAGTTACCCTGGGAAATGTAACGGACATCTGGACTTTTATGGTAAAAAGTCAATAACGGGTTCCATAGTTCCACCTCGTAATCATCCTCCATCATCCTAAAATGCCAGAACTCACGGTCTGTAATGAGCATGTCACGGAATCCCATTTCTTCCAGTTCCTGGAGCTTAAAACGTTCCTCATCTACGCTCATCTGATGGGTAGCCCATTCTTCAATCAGGGATCTATAGTCTTTTCTAAAGAATTCCTCAATCTCAGGAAGAGTTTTAAGGTTTTCAGGGCTCATCATTTGCTGCACTTCCTCTTCTTCCATCTCCATACCCTGAGCCATCATCTTAGTCATCATCTTCATCTGAGCCTGCTGAAGAAGTACATCTTCCAGCATTTGACGTTTAGCATCCAACATTTCGTTGTAGGAAATGTCATCCACCGCACGGAACATGATCCGGGATGAACGTTTAGAAAACTCGTTCGTCAGAACATTTATGACATTAGGAATGATGGGATAAAACTTAAGTTCTAAAGCTGACTCATCCTCTTTAGTAAGGGTTTCAATCAGGTCAGCCATCTCGTTATCCTCTTCTACAATGTAGTCGGACTTATCTATAATACCTTTGGCCAGCTTGTAGTTTTTCATCAGCCTGCGTGCATTACGCCTAAGCTGTTTCATCCCTTGAAACTCCAGCCAGTCAAGGTTCCACGCCCTCCATTCTTCATCTTTTTCCTTCTCAGGTAAAAACTGGACTGGTTGCGTTAAAACGCCCATTTTGTTATACTCCACTTTCTTACCAGCTTTTAGGTCTAGAGCGTTATATATCTGCATGATTCTTAATTATTTAGGTCGGGTTCAGCCGCTGTATTTGTAACTGTAAAAGACGTATCTGATATACCGGAACTAGATATTGTTCCGGAAAACACTGTTGGATAAGGAACAGTCCAGAAGTCTGAAGTACCAGGAATAAAGGTGGTGGGAGGTGTTACTACTTCCGTCTCTTCTTCCTTTAAAAGCACTAATGCCTCCTCTAAAGTGAGAGAGCTTTCTTTAATCAGACGAGAAAGAATGGTTACTTTCTGTGCGTATAAAGTGGTGTTTTCCATTATCTGATATTTTTAAAGGGGTTTCTGGGCGGTCTCATACCTGTAGAACTCCCTCTAGAAGACCCCATATGTCTAAAAGGTCCCCAATTTAATTTACTAAATTTTTGGGAGTTATCCAACTTTTCCTGACTAACTTCTACACGTTTAGCCAAACCTCTATTAGATTGCTGCACCTTGGCAAAGGCTACCAAAGCACAGAAAGCTACCAGTCTATCCACGTTGAGTCCATCCCGGTAAGCTTGCATTTCTTTTAAGAGCATGATGTCCGGGATCCGCTCCACACCATAGATGGTTTTTACGATCTCTCCATCCGGTTTGGTCTCGTGATCCAGCTCTTCTTTAAGGAATTCTATACCGTAAGACAAGATGGTTCCTTTAAAGAGAGTGCCCACGTTCTTCCAGCCGTATTCCTGGAACACATTCCGGTTGGCTCCAATGTCTTTTAGGAACAAAAGCATATCCTTGGGCACCAGGTAGCGTTGTTTCTTACGGCTGATCATATACTGAATGAACAGGGCTACGTTGTTTTCCACCACGGTCCAGGCATTATACCATTCAATCATCAGCTCCAGGCGTTCGTGGGTCTTATTCAGGTCATCAAACCTGCCACACCAGGAAGCCACGATCTTATCGCGTTCTATGGTGTTGCTCACCTTACCGTTCCCATCATCCTTGATCACCTCTACGGGATTCTTATAGATGTAGATGGAACAAAGAGATTCTGAGGTGGTGGTCTTTCCCTCTCCTACAGGATCCACGGAGGCGTAGTAGGTTCCAAACGGAGGATCTTTTATCGGTCTCTCGTACACACAGATAACTCCCTCCTTATCTTCGGTCTTTTTAGAGATGGGAAACTCCATGATGGGGATCTTCCTACTAGGCTTATCTACAATCTTTCCTTCTGCATTACGACTTAGCTCCAGGTATTCCACTGGATACTCTTTATCCTGGATACGCTGGATCTGCTTAGACACCAGGTGGGGAGGAAAAACAGAAGCCTTACGCGTAGCAAAAGCTTCTTCTATGTTAGTGGGCTTTTGGGATATACGAAGTTGGTATTGTTCCGGGGTGAGGTCACGCTTCCAACGGATGCGTTCTTCTACAATAGCAGCCAGGGCTTCCTCTACCAGGGAATTACCAAACTCATCTATGTACGGAGGCATACTCCACTGTTCCGGAATAAATAATCCGGTGCGTCCAATGGTACCATCTGCGTCTATCAGATTAGACTCCACCGCGTAGATGTCATTACCATCCGGTTGAAGAATCATCAACTTAAGGGGTTCACACTGATCTAGGTCACCAACAGATCCCGCGGCTATGAACATACCTGTGGTCACCATACCAGACTGCATGGCAGGACGCATATACTCGTAGGTCATGTCCATCTTAGGAGCAATACCGGCCTCCTCATGGAAGAAATACGTACAAGGACCACCGACACCATTGGTAGGATCTTTCTCAAAAGATGTACCTGTAATGATGGACTTGTTTCCCTTGAATGTATCCCGGCCTCCAATACGCACCTTAATACGCTGCTGCCAGGAAAATATCTTATCCGGATCAGAAGGACGGTACCAGGCAGTGTGTTCATTTAAGAACGTACGATACTCTGTTAACATCCTCCATGTACCCTTTTCAGATATGTAGTCTTTCAAAGAAGCACCCATCTTAAGTACAGCACCATCTTCAAACACCCACATGTTGATCAGCTTGGCTGCGTGGAAATAAGAAGATGCAATCTGACGTTTCTTTAGGATGGCACTGTGCTTGTAGTGTAGCTCAGCCAGGCATTCATAGAGAGCCATGTGATACTGGGCATCCCTCACCTTGGCAAAATCAAACCGTTTCTCTTCCTTATCATATATAGGAAGAAAGTTCAGCCACATGTAATAGTCCCGTGTGACATACCATCTTTGATCACCGTCTTTATAAATGACCCCTTTACGACATTTATTCTTCTGGTCATCCCAGTAGTTAATAAAGTCTTTGGTCTTTATAGGGGCAGCACAATAGAATCCCTGCTGCTGAAACTTACGTCCTTCAGCATTAAACAGGAAAGCCGTTTCATTGAACTGATACTTACCAGGTTCTTTAAAACAGGAGAGTACAAACTCTTTAAACTCTTCCCGGGAATAAAAGGTGGTTACGGTCCATTGACCGTTATCATAGGTAGGGATCTCGGTGTACACGTTGTTAGTCTAGTTTTTTCAGGAAGTCAGGATCCTTGGCCAGCTTACCAACAAGGTCTATCAACGTGTCAATCTTAGAAGAATGGTATACACCTTCCACGTCAAAATTGTTCCAGTATTGCTGATACAGCTCACGTGGAATAGCAGCCCAGGTGTTGGTAAAACAACTAAAATGGAACACCCAGTCATGCATGTGGATGTTCTTTACGTCTTGGTTTTTCATAGGTTATAGTTTTTATTGATCGTAAGCTAAGTTCTGCCCACCTCGCACTTGTGACTGTTGCTCTTCTTCCAAATCTCTAAGAGTTCCCTTGAAACTCTGTCGTATAGCTTCAAACTTGGCAGCTGCATTAACAAGTGCAGTAATATTCCCGTCTCTTCCATGTTCAATCTCCGTGGTCTCCATGTACTTTGCAAGCCTATCCAACATGCTTTTAATACCAGCGTAAGCTCTGTAAGTAGGTGTCTCATACATTTTACGACACATCTTAAGAGCGTTAACAATAAGATCATCGTCAGTAGAAAAGTCAGCTTCAACCTCTTGAAGAATAAGTTCTTCTTTATCTTGTTCAGGTACATCAAAAAATGGGTTTAGATCCGGGTTAGGACAAGTCATGTAAAACAGATAGGTGTATATCTGCATGTATTCCATAGGATACTCAGTCATGATGTCCTTTAAAAATTTTAACGTGTAGCAGTGTTCACTGGGAACCACCTGTCCATTCTGTATATCAAATAATCTTACCATGTTCTTCCAAATGTTACGTTCTGTTTAGCCCTGATCTCTTTATGTCTAAACTGCCAGAGCTCACCAGTGCTATTAATAATCACTGTATAGATAGTGTCTGTTTCATGCCCGTAGTCTGTGACCAACCAAATGACCCCATCTCCTTTAGGTGTACTCACCTCCACGCGGTTAGTAGGTTCATAAATGGTCATAGAGTAGTGTAGCTTTATCGTCTCTTTTACATAATGATTTATATAACTCTTTATCCTCACTCCATTCTGCCCCGGTCCACCACTGGAACCCGTAGAAATCACTCTTGTATAAACAGCATGACTCATATCCGCCCAGGATGTATACATGTTTACAACCTAACATCTTGGCCACCTCACATTCATAGAGCTGTGCCACCTTTCCAAGAGATAGTTTTGGGTTAGCATAGTCCCACACAAACTGTGTAGCTACCAATGCATCCTCATATTGCTCTATACAGGAATAACCTATCACCTCTCCTGCCACACTATACTCTATCATATGACCAGTGAATAGTTGATCCCAGGTGATGGTTCTCATAAAGTCATGATGAGCCAGGTATTTCTCATACAGCTCACGATAAAGCGGCTTATCTTCAAACTTCTGATATAAAAAGTCTACATATCTGGCCTGCTTACGTGTAGTTTCATGTGGCTTATAATTAGTCAGATCTATTCGTACAGATCGTATGTTAAACCAATAACCGTCCCATGGTATCCATCCTTGAGACAAAGCTTTAGAAGGACTCTCTCCTTCTTCTAAATAACCATGCGGTTCTGAGTAGATGAAGTCTTGATCTTTCACCTTACCCCAACCATTGATATGATCAAATACTACTCTCATTTATACTCGTACTCTAATATTTTACCTACTAAGTCTGAGCGGTGGTTCTCTTTTAACTTAATCCACTTGATGTCAGGGATCTTCTTACTCAGCTCTATGGCATATGACAACCCATTAAACTCATCTTTAATATCCTTCTGCTCATTATCTCCGTTGATGATGATCTTCCCGGTCTTTCCCAATCTCGTAAGTATAGCAAGCATCTGAGCCTTGGTCAGATTCTGTGCCTCCTCTACAACAAGAACATCGTCTATGGTTTTACCACGTATAAACTGTACCGGCATAGCCACTATCTTTTTCTCACTAACCAGTTCGGCTATCTTCTTCTTATCAGCAAGTTTTTCCAGGTTCTCTATGAATGCTTCCAGATAGGGATTGAATTTCTCATCCAATGTCCCGGGAAGAAGTCCAAGAGAATTACCCACCTCTATCGTAGCCCTGGTCACCAGGATCTCGTCTATCATTTTCTGAGAGAGAAAATCCATAGCAGCCTGGGCAGATACTAAACTCTTACCGCAACCTGCTCTTCCTGTAATGATGACCACCTGGTTTTCCCTGATCAGCTGTTTAGCTTCCTTTTGCTCATCATTGAGCTGTACACTAAACTTTATATCGTTTTTCCTAACTCTATTTGGTTCTTTCATTAGTGTTTTGGTTTTAGCTTAGACCTGTTGTCCTCCAGCCAATGCAAGCATGAGATCACTTCTTGCTTTAAATACGGTAACTCGTAAGGCACTATATCTTTTACAATGGGATCTCCGTTACTATCCAAGGCAGTGATGGGATTACCAAACTTGTCCTCTCCCACTGTTTCAAACTGTATGTGATGAATGGTCAGCGTACCTGGTTTAAGTCTTGGATTATGTTTAAGGATGATGAACATGTACAGGCTCAGCTGTAAAGCATAATGATTCAGGTTACAATCATCCAGATGCTGCACAGGAGCAGACATCTTCTGTGTAATACCCTCCCAATTAGTATATCCCTCTGTCTTGATTTCTTTATTGGTCTTATAGTCGGTTATATGAACATGACCGTCTATCACCTCTACCAGATCTGACTGCCCACATAGGCCGGCAGACTTCAGATAGACCATGTGTTCAGGATAGACACCATCTTTAAGTTTCTGATTGGGAGAAAGTTTCACACCGTTCTTTTCTATCGGTTTAAAAACAGGTACAGTGAAGCCATGACGCTCCATGGTTTCCAGTTCACATATGTCTCTTTCCCTGCAGTTGTGATACCAGGTACCAAGACTTGTAGCCCGGTTAGCTTCTGCTCTCCAGGCTTCTTTAATTTCCTCCGGGGTCATCCCGTACCATTTACTCTTCTTGTTCTTGGAACTCTTTACAGAAATAGTATCTGCATCAAACGGTTGTTTGAACTGAGAAATGAATGACGTTACACTTAACCAATCAATACCGTCTGGTTCTATGCTGCTGTACTTGTGATGCTGAGGGGTGAATGTTAGTATCATGGGTGAATCCAATGGGTGTTTTTATAGGTGTGGATGATATATGTTGAATTACTTCTTCCGGGCTGTGAAACGTAGCATAGAATCGTCCGGAGTATTTATCAAACACTACACTCCTACTCTTAGAAACTTTGTTCTTAGAGGTGACGTATTCTTCTACAGAACTAATGGCTTCTTTCTTGAACCACTTCTTTACGCGGATCTGTTTAGCCAGCACTTCCTTTCTTTCTGGGATGAGGTCATCCCCAAGTTTTTGATAGACCGTCTTGGTCTTGTAGATGGAATGCACTACATCTAACTGCACGCACTCGTTTGGTGTCATAATCAGAGTCCTAATTTCTGGTTTAACATATCTTCCTCGTCTTGAGAAAGTTCAGCCTTCCAATGTCCCTTTGGACAATCAGAAGACAGGGATCTTGTTTTAAGTTTTAGTGAACACCCACAGCCCCCTTTGTCCTGATTACAACAGGGTTCTGTACCTGGAACCAAACATCCGGTTCCCAATGTGTCATATAAAGAACATTGAACACAGATGTCCATACGGGTTTTAGCGATAGCTTCTACATCTTCTCTCTTAAAGATGTTATTCTTCACTCCCTCTAGGATCTGCCCCTTGGCTTTCCATATCTGTATTATGTTCTCTTTTAGACTCATAAGCTGTTCTCTTATGCATTTTTATAAAATCAGCACGCTGTTGTTCTTCCTCCATAATCTTCTGAAGATTTTTTAGATCATAAAGGGTTTCAGCGGTTTTATACCTGGCGGTCATCTGCTGCAGCCCTTTGAGTTTACTTTTTTCCTCAAACTGTTCCAGCATAATGATCTTGTCCTGAAGCTTCCAATGCTTCACTACAAAATCTCCCAGGTTGGTGAGATGGATCCTTGCATGCTGCAGGGAGCTCATACTCTTTCTGACGTGTTCCCAGTAGAAGTTTATAATAGCCTCTGCCGTTTCTTTGGGTACGTCTGTTTCTTTAGCTACTTCCGGTATGAATTCTTTAGCTTTGCGGGGACGCAATGGAAAGAAATTTATAGTCCAACAATATGTTCCCCTTGGCAAACACCTTTATATCAGGATTGATATAAATCTTCTTCTTGTTCTTACCCTCTTTCTTAATAAGATTCTTTTTCTCTGCCTTGGTTAAGCAGTTCCTTACGGATTGGGTGGAAGAAAATATCTTCCTTTCGTATGCCTTATTACAGAAGCTTGTCAGCTCCTGATCCCCTTCTATTGCCAGAAGGGTGAGACAATTAAGGTCAGCCTCACTAATCTGAATATCATACAAGTAGCAATGCGTAAGCAGCTGATACTTCACGATCTGCCAGTTACTCATCTTTACGCGTTTATCTACTTGGTTTACTAAGGCCATTTTAAATATCTATTTTAAATAACATGTAGTTTTCTTTTGTGCCGGCCCAGTCCTCATGGACACAGATGGGTTTAGCTCCCATCACCTGGAATAGTTTCCAGCTGCTGTTGCTCATCCGAGCCTCTCCAATAAAGTGCTTGAAACCGGCTGCTTCACCCCACTCCAGGGTTTTCTCTATCAGTGTGGTTCCAATACCTTTACCGCGGTGTTCAGGCAAAACGGTAAAAGAATCCCCGTGTAATACTGTCTTGGAATCCCAGGTGACGATCATCTCGCCTACCAGGTCATTCTTATCCTTGATCCAGATGCCCTGGCATTTATCATTATCCTGTAGCATCCAGAGCTTGTGTGAGTCAGACCAGCGTAACTGACGGGGATGTTCTTTTTCAAACAGCAGAGACTGGGAGTAGTCCCTTAATCTGTAATGGGTGGTCATTTATTTCTTCTTTAAAGAGCGTTCTTTTTTCAGCTGCTTAATTTCTTCAGGATCTGTAACTACAGCATCTTTAGGAATAACCACCTCATCACCCACCTTGAAACCGTTTTCTGCCAGTTCAGGATTGGCATCTAAATCAGCTTGTGTAAGGATGTGTGGAATGTCTCCCTGATACTCTGTTCCTGTAGGCTTAGGGCTAGTCATCTGGGCTATGAAAGAAAGGGCTTTCAACTCTTCAGCTTTTCCTACAGCAAGGGCTGTGTTCAGCTGCTGAAGCTCAAGCTGTACCTTCTTCACTTCAATTTGTTCTTGGAAAAAAGCAATCACTTCTTCTTTAGAAGGGGCTTTCTGTTCTTCTTGGTTTAGGTTTTCTGTTGACATAGGAATATTGGTTTTTAAAAATCAAGATCTTCGTCCTGGGACGGAGCATTATTATTATGGTAGTCCTGAAAGATTTTTATGAACTCTTTATAAGGAGTGTCTATAATGTAACTATCGTATTCAGCAAAGATGGTGGTGCAGTTGTAAGCCAGATGATCAGACTCATCTGTAGTTTGTTTGCATGCTACCACGATGTCCATATGGAAAGCAAACGGTAACCATTTGCCGGGATCTTTTATGCCCATCATATCTACCTGATCAGGCTCCATAGCGTGACAATGGACATTACATGTATGTATCATAGGGGATATTGGTTTGTTTAACGTCTACAATAAAATATACTAAATAAGTTTAAACTCTACAAATTTAATCTTATAAGTATACCAAGCTCTACAGTTTATCAACAACGTATAAACATAAAAAAGCCCAGCTGTTGTATACAGCCAGGCGGGTAAAAAATGTCCAGGGAATATAATTACTCTCTGGGTATCAGTTCACTAGTGTGGGTCCTGATCACTTGCTACTAACCAGGTTTCCAAGTCGTTAACTACTTCCTTAGGAACATTGAATGCTGCGTGGTTATCCAGTATAAACTTACCCAGGGTTTTGCTCACCTGTAGATTGTGGTTGGCCATCTGTTGTGCAGACGGGCTGAGCTCATATGTCACCTTTACAGGAATGGTGTTATACTGCTTACGTACGACCAGCTTATTATCCTCCATCTCTTTTAGTACTTCTGAGAGCACCTTTACAGATATAGAGGGTACATGATTCCGGATCTGGGAGAATCTCAAGGGTCCGTCCTTTAGATAGAAAATAACTACTGCCCGCCATTTCTTACCTAAGAGCTCGGACCCTACGTTAAGAACATAGGTTATAGTCTTGCTCATAGTGCTGCTACTAAAGGGTGCAAAAAAATACCATCCATACCAAACAGCTTTAATTCCTAATGACTTAATTATGTTCAGGTGAGCAGGTTACTTAGTAGTGTATTCATATGGCATTTCAGCTATATGACCTACATATAATTTCCTACGGTGAGTTGGTTACAAGGTAGTAACCCCTTTTTAGCCCTTTTACCCCCAAGGGCTCATATTAGTTTTATTAGTTACCTAGTTACCAAATGGTAACTACCCCCGGGGTTACATCTGACTCAACTAGCCCCCGGTGTAATGTAAGCTTATTTATAGCCCCCCGGCTTAAAACGGTGTTGGAAGAATAGTATATAGGAGGATGTGGGTGCCTACTACCCAACAGCTCCCCGGCTTACTTGTAGGCGATATTGCCCCCTTTATAATACTTAAACATATGATGACATTACAGATGTTCAAAGAAGCTTGTGGTTTAACCAAGATTGACGTACTGAAAGGCAAAGGCCGTGAGTATGCAGATACTCCTATCGGACCAGTGTTTGCTGCTAAGACCATTAACTGGGACAAGCAGGTGTACGTAACTAAAGCTGCTGATGATCTGAAGACTGCTACAGGCGAGTCTTTAGCCGGCACCTATTGGTTTGTAAACTCTGCAGTACAGATCACCCGTAGCATTTAATGCTACCGGTGCTGTAGAATGTACAAGCATCTTACTGTCTTCACAGACGGGGCTTACCGCAGCCTGGCAACAGAAGCGGTTTCTTTTCCTGTTATGGTTACATCTATTCCATCACCTAAAACTTTATCCTCGTGAGAAGATCCAAATCACTTCTATTCAGAACCTGGGAACTATTCCGTACATGGTATAACACTATGAAGATCAGATTTCAGAGTCTTAAGCTGGCTCATCTGAAGTTTTCACCAGGTCATAACCCAGTTCATGTGGTTATAACTTATTGATAATCAAGTGAGTGTGTGCAGTAGTCGTACAGACCACCTTTCTTTAACCTCTTATTCCTTCTACAACCGGCAAAGTTTTGCCGCGGATAAGATGGCTATAAACTGGTTGTTGGTACACCATAGAAACCATCTAGTTCTGTCAGTGTTCTACTGTAATACACTGTCTTAATGAAATACAACTTAAGTTCCCTGGAATGGGTTGCTTCGATCGTAGGAATAGGAGCGTAATATAAAATAGAGCCTTCTGAAGATGCTAACTGTATCTACCCTAGAAGCGGGGTATAAGAGTGGATATAATGCGAAGTGAAACCACTCTTATGTTAATGCACCATTCTCACTTCCCAAGGGTGAGCAGTTGTAACCGAACCAGTGCGAAAAAGACACGTCGAGTTACAACTGAGTGCAGAGGGGCATTAACACACACCAAGGACTAGGGCATAATCCGAACCCAGCATAAGCATATTCCTATCAGAGAAGATAGGCAGCTGGTGTCTGATGTCTGTAGTGTACAATACAGGCGGTGTGTGTTTTCTAAACTAACGCAACCCAAGTGGTACAGGGGAAACCGGATGCATACGGTATAAGACGCTCTAACGAGTGGGCCACAGCTTGATATATAAGCTAAGAAACTAAAGGGAATCACGGTGATATATCCACCGGCCCATTTTATTTTGTCACCAATCTAATCCTTTTCTATATGGTACAAACGTATACCAAACCTGTTACCGATGTTTTTGAAAACGAGTACATCTATCGTATAGCGGTAGGTACAGATGCTCTTCTTGTCCTAGATAACAAGAACGAAGTTGTAAAGTGGGTCATAGAAGGCACAGCTACAGAAGCTGTTGTGCTTGCTCCACCAGATGAGGATAATTTCCTAGACACACTCATGCTTCTTAAAGAATGCATAGAGTCTGGACTAAATCCTTTTAACGTATTTGACTTTGAATAATATGGGACTACATAAAGACGAGGGTGATCCAGCACTAGCCCTGGCAGAAGAATGTGCTGAAGTAATCCAGGTTATCACTAAAGCTATACGTTTTGGTGGTAATTGGAACGAGTGTAGACCTGGTAAAACCAAAACCAGAATGCAAGAACTCGATGACGAGATGGTAGATCTCATCTACCAATATCAACGCTTTAAGAAAGAACAGGGCTTGGAATAGCCCTTTTTTATTTATTCTAATCTAAATGTTCTATGCAAACAAACGCATTTCACGAATTTGTCAGCTTTGTTGGTACAAAACCCATAAAGTGTGCTACAGTAGCTTATCACGTATGGGTTGCTCCTGAAGATGGTAAAGAACTACATCTACCAGTAGGACATACTGAAGAACAACTCAGCCAGTTTCTAACAGATCTGAATTTCACTTATGATGGTGGATACGGAGGCCAAGAACTGTTCGGTACTATATGGTTTGAAGACGGCACCTGGGCTACACGTGGTGAATACGATGGTTCTGAATGGTGGGAACTTCATCAGTGTCCTGAAATACCAGACCATCTTGTAACAAGACAACAACTTCCAAAACACATAGAGGACATCTTTTAGTCCTCTATGTTTAAATCCACATTATGAAAGAAATCCTAAATATCATTGTAGCAGCTCTATTAGTAGTGGCTGTCTACCTGTCCTTTAAGTCTGCCGCAGCTATACAAGCTGTGAACAACCGGTTAGACCGAGCCCAGTCAGAATACCAGATCGTAGTAGAAGATTCTATGCTACAGGTATTTGACGGAAACAACCACATTGGCACTGTAAAACTACAGGGTCAGCTAGATAGCTTATTAGTAGACTACAATCAATAAGAGCCTGTAATGGGCTCTTTCTTAACCATCCAAAAAACTAATTCTGGTATGAAGTACATACTGAAACTCATCCTGGGTACGCTGGTTGCGTTACCTGTAGGATCAATTATCCTGGGCAGCAGATGCCTGTGGGTAAACGACTCATCAGATATCAAAGAGTTCCTTAATAACTACCGCAGCTTTGTAATACGCATGCTGTACAAAGGACTAAACATCAAACTCAAACCTTTTAAATCCCTGTAAAGAAATGAATCTTACAAAAAACATGGTCATCATCTTGACCACCCTGTTCATCACCTGGATGGTGCTGAGCACTCTGTTCTTCTTCTTTGGTGATTACACCACATTCAAAGCTGCCGCTACAGATTCACCAGTGGGAATGCTTATGCTCGTGTTTGGCTGGATCCCATCTGTTGTGGTAGGTGCGGATCTGGCAGAAAAAGCTCAAAAACGTAATTATCCAAAAACATTCTAAATAGTAGTAGTACCACCAGTGTTACCACTTAACATACCAAGTAGTATACTATATAGATCTACTATGTTATAGGTATCACCAGTGTTACCACTTTTTTACATCATTTAGGGATGGTAAGCCCCGGAGTTAAATAACGAAGGGGCTTCCACTTTTTTAGTAATTCATTGTAAACCAATCCTTTATTATATGAAGAAGCTTACACTAGCTATCATTCTCATTAGTTTTTCTTTCTCTTTAACCAGTTGCTACACATCTGGATGGGGTTGTAAGGGAAACAGCCGCATTATGACAAGAGTGAAACCATAACTAAAACCATTTCAAAATGAAAACATTTACTATCTCTAATCCGTGGAGTAAAGAAACTACGGAAGTCTTTGTGACCAAATCTAAGTATTCTAACGGACGTACCTGTCTACATCTCATAGATGCATCTGATGGTATTCCATACGCTATTGCCACTGTAAACGTACCAGATGCTCTTTTAGAACCCAATCACATTCTGATCAAGGATTATTCAGAAAACACGGGTGTATATGATTTCCTGGTAGAAAATAACATTGTAAAACCTACAGAATACGGTATTCAACAAGGTTTTGCATGGTTACCCATGGCTGAGCTTCTTCCTGAAGATCAGTGGGGTCAGCTTGATCCTCCACCTGCAGAAATAGATCCTGCTACAGGTAAATCTGTATGGGAGATCAACGGGTATAGAATCTGGGCCGATACATACCAGGATGCACTTAATCATTTATCCATGATAGAATCCTTTTAAAGCTATGAAAGCTATACTTACTTGGCTGGGCCTATCCTCCCCAGCCTCCTTTGAAAACCAGAAGCTACACATCAGCTTCAAATCCACCTATCCTGAAAACCGTCCAGACTTCCAAGATTGGGCAAAAGAATTCAGGGTGTCTATGTTACACGGCAGAGTTCCATGTAACATGTAACCAAATAAGGGCTTGACTGGCTGGACTTCACTCAACCAGGAGTTTTCGGTAAGCTTAAACCGTAAACCTTTGTGTTTCATCCTCTAAACCCTATTGTCATGGGACAGTTTCTCTACCATGAGTCACAGGAAAAGCACAAAACCAGGAAATATGTCCTGGAGCAGATTCCTGCACTCAAGAAACGTAAGCCCAAGCTGCTTACCCTGCCGGCAGATAACTTCATCTTTGAACAAATGGTGCTCAGCCGCTATCATCATGCAGACATAGACTGTATGGAGATAGATCCCGATGTTTATTCTCGGGTAAAAGATAATCTGCCTTGTAATGTCCGTTACGAACAAGGGGACGTATTTGATAAGCTTCATGATAATCCAGGTAAATATGATGTCATATGGCTGGATCTATGTGGTAATCTAAGTACCACCACTATGAACAATCTTATGTCCGCAGTTCAGACGTCAATCAAACCCAACAGTGTGTTTGCGTTCACTCTATCATCTAAAAGGGAACAGAGAAGCAAAGACTTCCTTAAACTTTATAAGTGTAAAGACCTTAACCATTTTAGATTTAAAGTGTTCCCATCTAAACTTACACAGATGGCCAGGATGTTTCATCCACACTTCAAGTTAAAAGATATACTGAAGTATACACATGAGGGTACTAATTCTTCTATGTCTCTTTATTTATTTACTAATTCTTAAATCCAAATCAGATGAAATTTACATCTAAAGAAATCCTGAACAGCTTTATTGCTGACGTAAAATCTAAGAACTATACTAACGATCAGTTAGTCAAGAAGTACAACTTTAATGGTATTCAAGACTTTTACCAAACCACTGGTAATCTTAGAAGAAGAGGTAAACTTCCTAAGACAAAACTTTCTGAAGCTATATCTAAGTATTGGGCTAAAAAGAAAGAAGGTAAAACAACTGAAACTAAATCTGTAAAGAAAGACAAAACCAACATTTCTATTGCAGAATACCGTACAGTGTATTTCAAAGATTTTTCTGTACAGATCCACAAGAAAGCCATGGCCCGTTTGGTAGTGGATCAGAATAACAATCTTCATATCCTTAACGGATAAACTCGGTGAGGCTAGCGTTAACTAGCGGGGGCACGCTCTTGCCCGAACCTTGGTATCAGGATACTGATCAACCAGGAGCTAATGCATGTAAGGATGCCGTAATAAGGAATGATCTCTTGCAGTAGGTATTAAAATATACGCTATTACAAGCGGGGACCTTGCCATGGATTGGTACGTTAAGCTGATCCTTCATTAAGTTTTAAATCCAAATCTTATACAATGAGTAAGAAACTCACCCCAACTATTGCCAAAGCTTTGGCAGAGAAAGTTCGTGCAAATTTGAAAGCTAAGTTAGTAGGTGCTGACACACAAGTAAGACAAGCAGCAGAATCCTCTAAGGAATGGAAAAGACTAGTTAAGCTCTATGAAGAACGTAAGAAGATTGCAGATGAAATGAGCAGTCTGTCTACAGAAATTGAGAAAAAGTACAGTACAGACGTAGCAAGCGTCTCTGTAAGTGTTTACTCTACTCATTCACCAGAACTACGCGTTCGTGAAAACTCACTTATTGTTTCACTAGAATCTATCAGGGACACCATCCTTATAGAAGACTATATGTCCGGTGGTACAGAAACTCCTGAGGAGATGATAGAACGTATTACAAACAAAATACTAAATCCACAATCCTAATCTGTTAAACCATGATTTTAGCTAGCAAACAGTTCGATCACCATTGTGAAACGTTCCATAGAGCCATCGGTATTACTGATGCTATGAGAACAAAAGTAAGAGAGCGTATCTTTTTTACAGCAATATCTGCTGCTTTACAACGTATAGAGATCTTTGAAGATCCAAATGACGCTCCAAAAGAACTCTCTACTGTTACTGGAGACTTTCAGCGTGTATTACAAGCTATTACTGATCCACTGGAATATGAGTACACCCTGATGGTGTTCAATAACTATCAGCGTATAGCTATGGAGGCTTTTGCCATGTATAAAGCTATGAAAGATGCCGGTGAAGATAGAGAAACCTCTATCAAGCTGAAGATCATGGAGCTGGTAGAAGAAATACGTGCTCAGCATGAAAAAGATGAAGAAGAGGAGGATACTAAAGCTGATAACGAAGAGAACCGTATAGATGAAATAGATCGTAAGACTTTGTTCAAACGTATCGGTTTTATAAAGAAGTCCAATTACAACTTTGACATCTATATGAATATGTTAGAGCGTTGGGCTAATCGTGGTAGTAATCCATCTAAACACAACGACATAGATGACATGCTAAAGAATTTATTCTCAAGGGATGACGATTAGGGTTAGTAAGTATAAAAGTGGTGACCTGGTAACGGGTCACCCTTTTTTATTTTGTAGATGTTAATAAGTTCTATAGTTTTGTTCTACAGTTTATGTCACGCTATCCAAATATCCGATTGAAGGGTGGCTTTGGTCAGTGTACCAACGCGGTAATGAGAAACCCGGATATCAGTACACGTGACAAAGCCGTCTATGCCTATCTCTGCACTTACGCAGACAGTCAGAATAACCAAATGAATGTCAGTGTATTCCGTATGGCAGCAGAGCTAAACATTTCCAAACAAACAGTGATTAGATCTTTGAAATTACTGGAAGAAAAAAAGATCCTGGCCCGTATATCACGGGGCAGAGGTAAAGCAAAGATTACTATGCTGTTAAAATAATTGACTGATCGTATTAGTACATTAAGTCCGGAGAGCGGTCTGATACGGTAGTTCAATGAAAAAAGTCTGATCCCAGGAGCCTGTTAGTAGTTTACTGTCGGACGCAAAGTAACAACAGAGGATTAATAGATCATACTATGATTTATGAAACTTGAGTGAACAGACTCCAATGTTTACCAGGGCAGTCCCTGGGGTAGTCTTTTAAACGTATAGGTTTGGACCACGTGTACCTTAAACATGGCGGACAGTTACTGCGATCCAGTAACTCTACAGAGTAGCTCAGATAAGGCACAGGACCGGAACTGATAATCCGTCATCCTTTATGTCTAGAAGTAGAGTACCGGTCGGTTAAACCGGAGGCCGTGGGTTGAAATCCCACCTCTGTAGCTATGCCTTTTATTGCATAATCATCACAGTTTAACCACCCGGGAGTTTCCACTCCTGGGTTTTTTAACTTATT